GTAGTCATGATAGTCAATTGCGGCTGATAACCCTGTGTTATCCTCCAGTCCGTCGACGTCTGACTCGATGTCCATGAGTAATAACGTCATTATACCCAGCATTACATCTGATGGGTTTTCTTTGGCATATGCCAGTGATTTGTCAATGAATGGCTTTGCCTTAGTCTTGTACTCATTGCGACGTGATAGTACAGATGCTGTAGCCGCTTTGATTTTATTTAACATGTGCTAGTACTCCTACTGGTTTGACGTACCAAGGTACAGTGGCGTCGGGTATACATTGAATGTAACCATAGGTATCCATGATGCATATTTGATTGGGCGGTAGTTCTTGAGAGTACATAGCAACTTGCGTGTGATTGGCATGAGCAATCCAAGCAATGCTAAGGACAAGAATTACGACGATGGTTGATGTGAGTTGAGAAAGCCAAGATGAAATCGACTTGATCATGATGTTTCTCCTTATGATTAGGCACCTTGTATAGTGCGGATGATATGGAAAGCCATTACCCAGGACATAGCGAGGGTAAAGACAACTGCGAACGCGATGAAGAGTTTAGAATTAACGTTCATGACATTTCCTCCAGTGTGGTTATGTAGTCATGGATTGCAGCGAATGCAGCTGACAACATCCAAACTATTGAGAGTGGGGCTAGTGCAAATACAAGCACTGACAGTAAGTAGTAACGATTGTTACTGATGAACTTGTTCATAAGACACCCCACTCGATTTGACGTTCGTAATGGTATGCAAGGCAGATCACGTATTCTTCATGCATTGCTTCTATGCCCGATTCGAGAATTAAGGTTCGTAAGAACGCTTGGTCTTCTTTGCGAAGCCATTCAGTGTAGTGTGGGTATTCTTGTTCAGGGTGTATGTTCATGATTGAACTCCGATATTGATGATAGTGGGCCGTCTTTGCGGCTTATGGCTTACGGTTCACGGTTAGTGGACATAGTGGCCGTAAATGGTCTGTGGAACATGGTTCGTGGAACATGTGTGTCAGGAACAGGCCCTTGTGTGTCAGGTGCGTGTCAGCATGTGTGTCAGGAACTTTTGATAAGAAAGTGAGGATTGGCGCGGGTTGTAGAGATGTGTGTCAAGTGTGTCAGGTAGTTTCAAGTTGAAGTACGATTTATAAAATAAAAAGGTGTTTTTGAGAAGTCCCCCAAACAAGTTGAAAAAGCTGACACACCTGACACACCTGACACACAATTGTGTAAGTGATTGATATATATGGATATTGTGTGTGTCAGAAACGCGATTTGTTCCTGACACACAGTTTGTGTTCCTGACACACATTCTGTCGCGGCGACGCGAGCCCGCGAGCGTTGACCGTGGCCCGTGCTCCATGATCCTCGAAACATATTGTTTCATGTGTTTCTCCTGTTACCGCTTCTCGGCATGGTGGGTAATGGTCTTCATTCGTGCCTCATTGGGCGTAAACCCCATGCGAATGTACCGTTGGTAGATGATAGTGAGCTGCGAAGCGCGGTTCGTGGTGCGTGGTACGCGGTTAAAGGTGCTCATGACGCCTCTCCCATTAGCTCAGCCATTGATATTGGGTAGCCGTCGGCGTCGACCACCGAGTAGCTTTTGTCCTCGGGCAACGAACCGTGCTTCGCGATGTACTGGTCACGAGTCAGAGGCTTGACGGTGCGTGCTTCTGCCATTGCACAGATCTCGGCCTGCAACGATCTGATGAGGATCGCTTGCTTGCTTATGACCTCCGCCTGGTGAGCGGGGCGCGATGCTGGCTTGACGGTGCGTGTGACCTTGGCCCAATGCTTGAGGTCGATCTTGCCTGCGGCTTGGATCTTAGCGATGAGTGCTGGGCCTGCCGAGGCAGGCACTGCTGCTCTGAGCGAATAGATGTTGCCGTTCTTGATGGTCGCGTAGAGCTTAGTGGTGTCGGTCTTGCCGAACGCTAGCTGCTGTGGGTTGGCTTGTGTCATAACGTTACTCCAGATTATATGGCTCGAAGAATTCGAACCTTCACCAATTGCTACCGACAATTCGTCGGCGTCAGCCGAGGGATTCAAAAACTGGACAAGGTTCCAGAGGTGAAACCGGAGACAAGGTTCCAGAATCCCGAATCGGGGAACGGGGTCTACGAATAACGAAGGGGGGAGATAGTGCGTTCGAGAAATAAACGTACTTTTCAAATATTTTTTTTCAAAAAAACTACTACTATTAATAGCCCCACTATTATAATATGCAGCATGGATGATGTTAGACAGTGCAAGACCTGTGGTAAGTCGGATACCGAAACCCGCCTCGAAAACCGGCGAACAGAGTGTTCCCCCTGCCGACAACAAACAAAAGAAAAGGCAACGTCTGCTACTTATCAGATGTATTTAAAAGGTCTGCATATTGGGGCCAAGTCAAAGGTCGCTAATAAGAAGCGAACGCAAGATCTAGAATTCACCATAGAGCGCGAAGACCTTAACGACCTGTGGGTCAGGCAGGAAGGGCGGTGCGCGATCTCCGGTGTCTTCCTCACGCATCATAGAGATGGGTCCGGTGTTAAAGAGTACAACGCGTCCATAGACCGTATATCAAGTATCAAGGGCTACACCCCCGACAACATACAACTGGTCACGTACCGTATTAACCTTATGAAGCACACACTCCCAGGCGACATGTTTTACTGGTGGATCAAGACTATCCACGATTTTTCTTGTGATTAATTAATAGTAAAGGTATTATTATGTATGCTGGATATAGAAGTGGTTGCAATTGAAGGGCTTGACGATGCAATTATCGGTACGACAGTCCGAAATGCCCGCGAAGTGCTCGCTTACGACTACGACAAAGCTATCGCCATCATCATGGCAAAAGGGCATACGGAGCAGTATGCAGAAGAATATTTAGCAGAGGTGACATCAACAGAGTTTGATGGTGCCCCTGCATTCGTGTATCTCGACAATGACCAAGAGCACTATGGAAGCAGCCCAACAATCGGAGTCACAGTCCACTGAGCTAGTCAGTGAGCACACCGAATTCCAATCGCTGATGCCGTACATGGGCATAAGCCGTGGATCATTAACCATGCAGCAAGAAAAGCTGGTCACGCTTATCGCTTCGGGTATGTCAACAGCAGCTGCGGGACGTGGTGCGGGTTACGCATGTCAGCAGACGGCCTATGCCGCTGCAAAAACGCCGAATGTGCTTAAAGCGCTTGAGTATTACCGTGAAGAGATGCGTGAGACGGTGAAGTTCACTAGTCAGAACGCGCACATGATGTACATGGAAGCCTACAACTCCTCGGCCAACGCGACCGAGATGAAAAACACCACCGATTCCCTGGTCAAGCTGCATGGTTTGGCTGAAGCCGATAACGCTCCTCAAGTAAATATCAATATCAACGGTACAAAACAGCTTGAACGCATGACCGACGAAGACCTGCTGAAGATCGCAGGTAAAGACCTTAACTACCTAGAACCAAAGAGTACTTAATTATGCCGATACCAGCAGGACTAGCCGCAGCCGCGCGTTTACTCGCATCAAAAGGCACACGAGACGCTATTAAAAAGCACGGTAAAACCGTTATCGATAAAGTAAAAGCGTACAACGCTGCTAATGCAGCGGCCCCTAAAGCGCCTAAGAACCCAGGTAAAACAGTAGCCAGGGGTACAGGTCTAGGCAACAGGTTGAAAAATAGACAGATCATGAAGGATAGCCCAACTAAAAAACCTAGAGTGCCAAAATCGCCAAACCCACGTAAGAGTACTTAAACCAAGCATCAAAGGAGAGAAAATAATTATGTCTATGACTACCGCACTTATTTTGGACAGGCTCGGGGTTAGCCCCGCCGGAAAGAAGCGAAAGAAAGCAGAAGCCGCTAAGAAAGCAGAAGCCGCTAAGAAAGCTAAGCCTAAGCCAAAAGCTAAGCCTAAGCCTAAAAAGAAGCAGATGAAGTCCTACTAGTATGGACTGTTGGACGTGTAAGACAGAGCTTATATGGGGCGGAGACCACGATTGTGAAAATTGCGAAGAGTACGTCATGGTGTCCAACTTTAGCTGCGCTACATGTCAGGCGTACGTTGAGTTTTATGTACCAAGGGAACTAGATGACTGAAGTCACCAAGGTCGAATGCATACGCTGCAAGAACTCGCACCCTGAGACCCTGTACTCGGGGAGCGATCGACTCTGTATATATTGTAAAGCGGACATCGCGGACCAAGAACCACAGG